AAGGGCATTTTAGAATTACGTCCAATTGATCCTACACGTATTCGTAAAGTAAAAGAAATTGAAGAAGAAAAAGATCCTAAGACTGGTGCACAAATTATTAAAAGCGTTCAGGAATACTATCTTTATCAAGACACTTCAATGACAAAGTCTAACTCAGGCTTAAAGATTTCTAAAGATGCTATCCAATATACTACATCAGGTCTATTAGATACAGCTCGTAAAAACGTTCTTTCTTACTTACATAAAGCAATTAAGCCAGTGAATCAGCTTCGTATGATGGAAGATTCGTTGGTAATTTATCGCTTATCAAGAGCTCCAGAACGTCGTATTTTCTACATTGACGTTGGTAACCTTCCAAAAGGTAAATCAGAAGAATACCTACGTAGTATTATGAATCAATATCGTAATAAACTAGTTTATGATGCATCTACTGGTGAAATCAAAGATGATCGTAAACATATGTCAATGTTGGAAGATTTCTGGCTCCCACGTCGTGAAGGTGGTAGAGGTACAGAGATCACAACACTTCCAGGTGGTGAAAACCTAGGTCAAATTGATGATATTTTCTACTTCCAGAAAAAACTGTATAGATCATTAAACGTTCCAGTAAATAGATTAGAGCAAGAAGCGCAATTCTCACTTGGACGTTCTACTGAAATTTCAAGAGATGAAGTTAAATTCCAGAAATTTATTAATCGCCTTCGTAAAAAATTCTCTTGGTTATTCTTAGATCTCCTTAAGACTCAATTACTTCTAAAAGGTATTATTACTGAGTCTGATTGGAGAAGCATTAGAGAAAATATTTCTGTTGACTTTATTCGTGATTCATATTTCTCGGAATTAAAAGAAGCAGAAATTATTAGAGAAAGATTAGAACTACTCGCTCAATTAGATGAGTATGTTGGTAATTATTACTCTAAAGAGTGGGTTCAAAAGAATATTCTCAGACAATCTGACGAGGATATAGATATGATGACAAAACAAATTGATGCAGAAAGAGCGGCTGGTAAAATTCCAGATGAAGACGATCTTGAAATCTAATTTATTATAAATATATCAAAAGGTGAATAAATGACTGAAACAATTGATTTAATTAACGCATTAGCAAATGGTAAAACATCTGATGCTAATAATACATTTAATAATTTAATGGCAAGTAAATTAAATGTAGCTATTGATGCTAAAAAGATTGAAATTGCTAATGATACATATAATGGTGTAACAAACAATTTAGAACAGGAAATTGGAAACAATGAAGTTCAAGGAACTGAGACAAACACTGACGTTGAGTGAAGCTTCTGAAAAAGAAGTTAAGTCGCTTAAAGTCGGTAAGAAATCTAAAGCTGTTATTAAGCAGAAGGGTTCCAAGTTTTCTGTTTATATCGATGGCGATTTGCTAGACGATAAATATAAAAATGCTAAAGAAGCAGAAAAGGCCGCAAAGGAATTTGCGGATCTTATGGGAGCATAATTAAATGAAGCTTATTACAGAACTTTATGAAGATAATCTAAGCTATGTTACCGAAGAAAAGAACGGTAAAAAGAATACCATCATTGAAGGTATCTTTATGCAGGCTGAGTCTAAAAATAGAAACGGCCGTGTTTATCCTCGCGGAGTAATGGAATCAGCCGTAAATAAATATGTTACAGAACAGGTTAGTCGTGGTAGAGCTGTGGGTGAACTAAATCACCCTGAAGGACCTACAATTAATCTGGATAAAGTTTCTCATCGTATTACCGAACTTAAGTGGGATGGTAATAATGTGATGGGGAAAGCACTTGTACTAGATACTCCTATGGGACAGATTGTAAAAGGTCTTGTCGAAGGCGGTGTTCAGTTGGGTGTTTCAAGTCGTGGTATGGGTACTCTTGTAAACCGTAACGGGGTAAATGTCGTAGGCAATGATTTCATTCTTGCGACAGTGGACATTGTCCAAGATCCCTCAGCACCAGAAGCTTTCGTTAATGGGATTATGGAAGGCGTGGAATGGATCTGGGAAAATGGTCTGTTACAAAAACAAGAGATTGAAAAATATGAGACTGAAATCAAGCGTGCATCTTCATCCCAATTGGCCGAAAGCCAATTGAAGGTGTGGAACGATTTCCTCTCAAAACTTTAACTCTCAATCAAGGAGTAAAATATGTCTGAAGAGACCAAAGTAGAAGAGTTGGATCTCATTGAAGATGTTACTGAAGTAGAACTCCAAGATGATAACCTCGAAGAAACAGTTGAAGTTGAGAACGAGGAAAGCATCGCGGAAGATGCCGAAGTTGAAGAAGTAGCTGAAGAAGTAGTAGCTGAAGAAGCTATTGAAGAAGCAGCAGCTCCTAAAACTAAGGCTGGTATTATTAATGCCATGTACTCAGAAATGTCCAAGATGAAAAAAGCCGACTTACAAGCCGCTTACGAAAGTATGATGGGTAAAGATGACGAAGACGGCGATGACGACGATGACGATGATGAAGAAGAAATGAAAGAAACAAAAGGTAAAGTAAAAGAGTCATATGACTTTGAAGCTGACCTTGATGCCTTAGTATCTTCTGATGATTCTTTGTCTGAAGGATTCCAGGAAAAAGCAGCAACAATCTTTGAAGCAGCCGTAAAAAGCAAAGTTTCAGCTGAGATTGATCGTTTAGAAGATGAGTATACTCAAAATCTAGAAGAAGAAACTGCTGGTATTCGCAACGAATTAGTAGAAAAAGTAGATGGTTACTTAAACTACGTTGTAGAAAACTGGATGGAAGAAAATCGTGTAGCAGTTGAAAATGGTTTACGCACTGAAATTGCAGAATCATTTATGGATGCGCTGAAAGGTGTATTTACTGAGCATTACATCACTGTACCAGAATCAAAAGTTGATATGGTAGATGATCTTGCTGAGCAAGTACAAGAGCTTGAAGGCCAACTAACAAAAGCTACTGAAGATAATATTCGTTTGAGCGAATCAGTATCGGATTTTCGTCGTGCAGAAATCTTAGCAGAAGCATCCAAAGACTTAGCAGTAACTGAAGCTGAAAAGCTTAAGGCACTTGCTGAAGATGTAGATTTTGAAGATGCAGAAACTTTCGCAAGAAAAGTATCTACATTGAAAGAATCTTATTTTGCTAAACCCGTAACAGAAAATGTAGAAGCTGCTGAAGTATCTATGAATGCTGATAACACTGAAGAAGTTACGTTATCACCAATCATGGAAAGATATTCCGCCGCTCTTGCAAAATCAGTAAAATAAAAATATCCCATTAGGAGAAAACAACAATGTTTAATGCAGAAAATGCATCTCAAAAATGGCAGCCGATCCTCGAGAACGCTGCGATTCCAGAGATCAAAGACAACTACCGTAAGTCCGTAACTGCGGTACTTCTCGAAAACCAAGAAAAAGCAATGCGCGAAGAGCGTGCCGCTTTCGGTATGGTTAACGAAACAGCTGCTAACGCAACTGGTGCCGGCATCGATACTTTCGATCCAGTACTTATCTCACTTGTACGTCGTGCAATGCCTAACCTTATGGCATATGATGTAGCTGGTGTTCAGCCAATGTCCGGCCCAACAGGCTTGATCTTTGCAATGAAATCACGTTACAGCACTAAAGCTGGCGCAGAAGCTCTTTTCGGTGAAGCAGATACATCTCACTCTGGTGCAGGTTCACACGCTGGTGCGTCCGATTCATTGGGTTCATACGGTACAGATACTACTCCAGCCGATGACATCGAAGATTCATTCGCAACTGGTACTGGTATGACTACTGCAGCTGTTGAAGCACTTGGTAACACAGGTGGCAACTTCGGCGAAATGGCTTTCTCAATCGAGAAAACATCAGTAACTGCAAAATCACGTGCGCTCAAAGCTGAGTACACAATGGAACTTGCACAAGACTTGAAAGCAATTCACGGTCTTGATGCAGAATCAGAATTGGCAAACATCTTGTCAGCTGAGATCCTTGCAGAAATCAACCGCGAAGTAATTCGTACAATCAACGTAAAAGCTAAGCTTGGCGCACAAACATCTAACACTGCTGTAAACGGCGTATTTGATGTTGACGGTGACTCAGACGGTCGTTGGTCAGTAGAGAAGTTCAAAGGTTTGATCATGCAGATCGAACGTGAAGCTAACACAATCGCTCGTGAAACACGTCGCGGTAAAGGTAACTTCATCATCTGTTCCTCAGACGTTGCTTCTGCTCTAGCAGCAGCAGGCATGTTGGACTACACTCCAGCACTTGCAGCTAACTTGAACGTAGATGACACAGGTAACACATTTGCTGGTGTTCTTAACGGTCGCACAAAAGTATACATCGATCCATATGCAACACAGGATTATGTAAACGTAGGTTACCGTGGCTCAAACCCATACGATGCAGGTCTCTTCTATGCGCCATATGTTCCATTAACAATGGTTCGTGCAGTTGGTGAAGAAGACTTCCAGCCACGTATCGGCTTCAAAACTCGCTACGGCATGGTTGCTAACCCATTTGCAACCGGCGCTGGTTCAAGCGAAACTGGTACAGATCGTGCTAACCAGTACTACCGTATCTTTGCTGTTACAAACATCTTAGGTGCATAATAAAAAGAGTAGGATTTAACCTACCGACTTTAAGGGGCTCTTCGGAGCCCCTTTTTTTATCATATAAATAATGATATAATCTAACATTAGAGAGAACGATTATGGCATATACTAATGAAATTAACTATTCTACGGAACCTACTTCTACTCTTGTAGAAAATATTAGCTTTGCAAATCCTTCAAGTTTTCGTTTAGTGATTGATAATCTTAAATATCCAAATGCTCAATATACAGTTCAATTAGCTTCTATTCCTGATATGTCAGTTGATGGCGCGCCTATGAATACGCCAAAAAGAAATATTCTTGTTTCTGCTGATAAAATTGTATATGCACCGTTGCAACTTACGTTTATTGTAGATGAAAACTTTACCAACTATAAAGAAATTCATGATTGGATGTTTGGTATGGTTGGACAAGACGATTTTGGAGTTCGTAAAACACGTGATCTTACATTGATCATATATAATTCTAGTAATAACGTAGTACAAGAAATTCAGTTTGCTGATGCTCATCCAACAAGTTTATCTTCACTACCGTTTGAAACTACAGGCGAAGCAGTAAACTATCTAACAGCAGTAGCGGAATTTAATTACAGTTATTATAAATTCTTATAAAGGTGAAACTATATTATGCTAAATCTTGATGAAATTTTTAAAATGTGGGCCAAGGATTCTGAGATTGATGATCTTAGACTTGATGAAGCTTCAAAGAAAAGTGCATCACTTCACGCAAAATATCTAGAAATGCTTTCTGTATCTAAGCTTCAACTAAAGCGAAAAGATATGGAATTTAAAGTGTTGCTTAAAAATAAGTGGTTATGGTATAATGGCAAGATGCAAAAAGACGAAATCGACCGTCTTGGTTGGGAATACGATGCATTGAATGGATTGAAAGTTTTAAAAGGTGAAATGGATTATTATTATAATTCAGATCCTCATATTCAAGAAATGCAAGCAAAAATCGATTACCTTAAAACATTAATTGAGACTCTGGAAGAGATCATAAATAATATTCGTTGGAGACATTCAACTATTAAAAATATGATTGATTGGAGAAGGTTTGAAAGTGGCGGATGAGCGACCTTAAAATACATAATAAAAATCATGCTTTCCTACATATTGAATGTGAACCATCTGTTGCCAATGAGCTTTCAGATTTTTTTACGTTCTATGTTCCTGGTTATAAATTTATGCCATCATATAAGAATAAAATATGGGATGGAAAAATTCGCTTATATGATGTACGTAAAAAAGAGCTACCGGCTGGCTTGTACAAATACGTAGAAGAATTTGCGAATACACCTGGACGTGATTATAAAATTGCTTTAGAGCATAGTAATTATTATGGATTAGCTGGATCTAAAGTTGATGTTGATATGTCATTCATGAAAGATATGACTATTACATCTAGAGGAAAAGAGATTGAACCTCGTGATTACCAATTAAACGCTATTGAACAGGGGTTAACTAATAAACGTAGTTTGCTTATTTCGCCAACAGCATCTGGTAAATCACTTATCATTTATTCTCTTATTCGTTGGTATCTTGAAAATTATGATAAGAAGGTAATTATTGTTGTTCCTACCACGTCATTGGTAGAACAGATGTATAAAGATTTTGGCGATTATTCTGAATTTGACGATGGCTTTGATGTAGAACAACTTTGCCATAAGATTTATTCTGGAAGAGAAAAGATTTTTGACCAAAAAATTGTTATCACAACTTGGCAATCTGTATATAAAATGCCAGGACACTGGTTTGAAGATTATGGTATGGTTATTGGTGATGAAGCACATACCTTCAAAGCAAAAAGTCTTACTAGCATTCTTTCAAAGTGTAGAGAAGCTGAGTTTAGATTTGGTACTACAGGCACTCTTGATGGTACTAATACTCATAAACTTGTTCTTGAAGGCTACTTTGGACCTGCATATTACGTGACTACAACAAAAAGTCTTATGGATGAAGGGTCCTTATCTTCATTAGATATTTCTGTTCTATTGATGAAATATTCTGATGCTGAGTGTAAGCTTATAAATAAAGTTAAGTACCAAGAAGAAATAAACTTTATTGTTGGTCATGAAAAAAGAAATAGTTTTATCTCAAATTTAGCTCTTGATCAAGATGGTAATACATTAGTACTTTTCCAATTAGTTGAAAAGCACGGCAAACCATTGTATGATATGATTAAGAGTAGAGCTCACTCTAGAAGAAAAATCTTTTTTGTTTCCGGTGCTACTGATGTAGATACAAGAGAGCAAGTTAGATCTATTACTGAAAAGGAAAAGAATGCTATTATTGTTGCAAGCCTTGGTACCTTTAGTACTGGTATCAATATTCGGAATTTGCATAATATCGTGTTCGCTAGTCCGAGTAAATCACAAATCAAAGTTTTACAATCAATCGGGCGAGGATTGAGAAAATCTGAAGATGGTAGAGAAACAAAGTTGTATGATATTGCAGATGACTTACATTGGAAAAGCAATAAGAACTATACACTGAATCATGCAGCTGAACGCATTAAAATTTATACTAAAGAAAAATTCAAATATAAAATTTATGAGATAACGTTATGACAGAACAAGAAGATCCACTAGATGATATGAATATACAACACATAAAGTTATCTGATGGGGGCGAAATAATTGCATATATAAATACAACTGAAGGTGCTTCAATTATTGTTGAAAGACCTATGAATTTAAATCTTGTAACTACGGCTAATGGATATGATACTTATTTCTTTACAAAATATTTCCCATTTGCAAAAGACAATTTGGTTAAGTTGAACTCGCGAAATGTAATTTCTGCGAGTGAAGTTACTACTGAAATAAAAGAAAAGTACGTGAGAGCTACTATTAGAAATGAGATTGAAAGTAATGAAGATTTAAATACTAACTTAGATGATGGTTCTGATGAAGACATGAATCTAAATTTTATGGAATCACCATCTAAGAAGTTACATTAGAGATAGTATATCCCCCTCTCTCACCGGACTCTATTAATTATACCACAGTTTTCACAATCTGTAAACCCCTAAAATGCATTTTTATGAAAATAAATTCATAAAAAAGTAGTGTACATTTCCTTAGAATTAGTTTATAATATAACTAATAATATATGCTAGGAGTATATCATGGCTAAAATCAAACCAAAAGATAAACCACATTATGTCAACAATAGAGAATTCTCTTATAAAGTTGTTGAATATGTCTCATCAGTAAATAAAGCCCAAGCGGAAGGTCAAGCACTTCCAGTTGTTACTGATTATATTGCAACTTGTTTTCTCAAGATTGCCGAAGGCTTGTCTCACAAATCTAATTTTATTCGATACACATACCGTGAAGAAATGGTAATGGATGCTGTTGAGAATTGCTTGAAAGCTATTATGAATTATAACATAGAAGCAGCAACTCGTACAGGTAATCCTAATGCTTTTGCATACTTTACACAAATTTGCTATTATGCATTTTTACGTCGTATTGCAAAAGAAAAGAAACAACAAGACATTAAATTTAAATGGATTGAAAAAGCTTCTATTGATGAGTTTATGGCAGCTGGTATGGATGGTGATAGTGATACCAGTCGTTATTTTGTAGACCAATTGCGCTCTCGTATTGATAAAGTAAAAGATACAGATAGTCAATTGAAAGAATTTGCGAAAGAAGAAAAAGTAAAAGCTAAAAACGCTAAAGGTATTGAATTGTTTATGGGAGAGTGACATGGGACTTAAAGATAAGTTTATTAAATTTTGTGAACTACAAAAAGCAGCAAATCTTGAAAGAAGCTTAAAAGGTCCTGAAAGCCGAGATACTATTACTGCATATGATAGAGCTAACCAGCTCAAACGTGAAATCCTTGAGGAACTAGATGAAAATAGCAATCATTAACGACACTCACTGCGGTGTTCGTAATTCATCAGAAATCTTTTTAAATTATCAAGAAAAATTTTATAAAGAAATATTTTTTCCATATTTGAAAGAACATGGAATTACTCAAATTCTTCATTTGGGTGATTATTACGACCATCGCAAATTTATTAATTTTAAAGCACAAAATTCAAATCGTAAAACTTTCTTAGATGTTCTTAAGAAAGAAGGTATTCATATGGATATTATTCCAGGAAACCACGATGTTTTCTATAAGAATACTAATGATTTGACATCTCTGAAAGAACTCTTAGGTTACTATACTTCTAATGTGAATATCATTATGAAGCCAAAAGTACTTGATTATGATGGTTTGAATATTGCAGTAGTCCCTTGGATTAATTCAGAAAACTATGCTGAATCGATCGATTTTATTAAGAAGTGCAATGCACCAATTCTTGGAGCTCACTTAGAATTGATTGGTTTTGATATGATGAAAGGTATGCCAAATACTCATGGTATGACTTCAGAAATTTTTGAACGTTTTGAATTGGTAATGTCTGGGCATTTCCATACAAAATCTAATCAAGGACATATTCATTATCTTGGTACTCAAATGGAGTTTACATGGTCTGATTGTGATGACCCTAAGTACTTCCACATTCTTGATACTGAAACACGTGAACTTACGCCAGTTCGTAATCCTTATACTATTTTCGAAAAAGTGTTTTACAATGACGAGAAAATAGATTATAATAGTTATGATACGTCAAATTTAAAAGATAAGTTTGTAAAAGTAGTGGTAGTCAAAAAGACTGATCCATTTATGTTTGATAGACTTATTGATCGTATTCAAAATGAAGATATTCATGAACTAAAAATTGCTGAAACGTTTGAAGAGTTTACTGGTGAAAACGTTGGCGATGAATCTATTTCTGTTGAAGATACTACTGAACTTTTGGATTCATATGTTGAAGCAGTTGAAACTGACCTTGATAAAGGTCGTATTAAAAACTTAATGAGAACGCTCTATGTAGAAGCTCAAAGCATGGAAATAGTATGATCGTTTTTGAAAAAATTCGTTGGAAAAACTTTCTGTCGACAGGTAATGACTTTACAGAAGTACAACTAGATAAATCACCAACTACATTAATTGTTGGTCAAAATGGTGCAGGAAAGAGTACTCTTCTTGATGCTCTTTCCTTTGCTTTGTTTGGTAAACCACACCGCAATATCAATAAACCACAACTAGTAAATACAATTAATGGTAAGAATACCGAAGTTGATGTTGAGTTTAGAATTGGCTCTCATAAGTTTGTTGTAAAGCGTGGTATTAAACCAACTAAATTTGAAATCTGGCAAAATGGCAATATGATTAATCAATCATCTGCTGCTAAAGATTATCAAAAATTCTTAGAGCAAAATATTCTAAAGTTGAATCATAAATCGTTCCATCAAATCGTGGTTCTTGGTTCTTCTTCTTTTATTCCCTTTATGCAACTACCTGCTGGCCATCGTAGAGATGTGATCGAAGATTTGTTGGATATTGGTGTATTTTCTAAAATGAATTTAATTCTTCGAGATAAAGACTCAAAATTAAAAGAAGAAATTAACAATATTACATATGAATATGACCTAAACAAAGAAAAGATTGCTCTTCAGAAAAAATATATTCGTGATATTACGGAGTTGAATGATGAGCAAATTGAAAAGAAAACAGATCAAGTTGACGCAAACCAAGATGAAATCGAAGAGCTTAACTTGGTCAACGAAGAATTTTCGAAAGAGATTGAAGAGCTCCAACAAGGTCTTGCTGAAGACCTCAAAAAAGCCCACGATAAAAAACAATCACTTTCTCAGTTTACATTCCAATTTCAATCTAAGATCAAAGACGTTGTTAAGGACGCAAAGTTCTATGAAGAGAACGATGTCTGTCCAACATGTTCCCAAAGTATTGGTGATGATCTTCGACACGAAAAATTGTCCACTGCCAAGTCCAAGGCCCAAGAACTTAACACCGCAATTTCTGATGCAACTGCCCAGTTTACTACTGTGGAAGAAACTATTGAACGGCTCAATGGAATTGCAGAGCAAGTTAGAGAGAAGACATCAACTATATCAACTAACAATTCTGCAATCACCAGGCTCCAAAGACAAATACACGATCTTGAGACTGAGATAGATTCACTAAGGGGTTCTACTGGCGATTTAGCAAAAGCTAATTCAGAATTGTCAGAACTACAAGAAGCGCGCAACGTATTATCTGAAGAAAAGCTAAAACTAATTGATGCTAAATCATATAACCAAGCAGCTTCAGAAATGTTGAAAGATACTGGAATTAAAACAAAAGTAATCAAGCAATATTTGCCAGTAATGAATAACTTGGTGAATAAATATTTGCAAGTACTAGATTTCTTTGTATCATTTAATTTGGATGAAAGTTTTAATGAAACAATCAAATCCCGCCATAGGGACTCATTTAATTATGCAA